TCATTGCGACACCAAGGATTCGAAAAGTTCTTGCCAGGCTCGGGCCAGGCCGGCCGGCTCGGCCAGGTCGCTGACCAGCGCCTGCCTGGCCTGCCGCGCGATCGCCAGCCGATGGGCTTCGTCGTAGGCCAGCCGCGCGGTGTAGTAGGCCGTTTCGTCGTCGCTGCGGCAGAGATAACCGGTCTGGCCGTGGCGGAGCATTTCGTTCCAGCCGCCCTCGGCCGGGACCACCAGCGGCACGCCGGCGGCCATGGCCTCCAGCCCGACGCGAGGCCAGTTCTCCACCGCCTCTCCGCCCACGGGAACCATGGCGTGCAGGGTTGCCAAGAACCCCGCCGTGGCCAGCGCGCCGGCGGGAAAGCACTCGGCCCAAGCCGGCGCCGGCCCAAGCCGCTGCTCGATCGCCGCGCTCCATCCCAGCACGCGGGCCCGCAGGCAATGCGGCACCCGGCCATACACCGGCCACAGGTTCCGCGGGAACTTGTCGGGCTCGGCCCGGCTGATCCGTCCCACCACGAAGACCTCGCCGGCGGCGTGCGGCCGCGGCGCCGGCGGGAACTCCTCCGCGGCAATCGCGCCCCGGATGACCCGACAGGCCGGCTCCCGCAGGCCCCAGCGCCGCAACTGCGGCACAAGCTGATCCCGCTGGAAGCAACTCTGGAACACGTGCCGGTCGAACGTGCCCGCCCGGGCGTAGAGCAGCCGCTCCGCCGGGAACAGCCAGTTCATGCACGAGACCCACACCGTCTTGCAGCCCAGCTCGCGCAGTTGCCGGCCGCAGGCGAGAAAGTGGGAGTTGCACATCCCGACCACGATCGCGCCCGCCAGGCCGTCCAGGGTGCGCAGCGTCTCCTGGCTGGACAGGACGGTCCGGCAGCCCAAAGCGTCCAGCCGCGCTTGCCAGCGCGGGTCGGCCTTCCAGGTCGGCACGAGGGTCACCTTGATCCCGGAACGCCGCCAGAGCTTGACGGTGTGCCACAGCTCGGTGTTGGCTCCCCCGACGTCGCCGGGGTAGCCGAGTACGAAGAGGTGCATGGTGAGTCTCGGTTGTCGGTAGCTGGAAGCTCGGGTCCGCCCCCTGCCCACTTGGGGCACGGCTCGACTGCGCGCCCGGGCGCCGCTACCAGCGCCCAGAACCACGCGCGGCAGGCCGCGTAACGCTGGGAGAAGTTCCGGCACCCCATGCCGTGGAACTCGCGGCAACCACGGCACACCGCCAGCCGGGCTTCGACCTCCACTAACGCAATCGCCAGTTCGCCATTGACCACGGCCTGCCGCATCTGGGCCTGAAGGATGCGGGCCGCAATCTGCCCTGCCGCAAGCGGCTTTGCAGGGCGCCGCTCGGAAGATACCCGGCAATGCCGGCGCGCATTGCCCACGGGCAGTGTCCGTTGGCTGGCAGGATCGCACGCCGGACAGTGCCAGCGGTCGCCGATCTGTACGAGGTGGCAGAACATGGCAAGCCCGGGGTGTCAGCCCCTGGATAGGTGAGAACTGCTTGAATCGAACTGGTCTCAGCGGGACCCCGTTATCCCGGGGTTCACGCCCCCGGCTCAAGTGGAAACGGAACATGTCGCGCCCGGCGACGCGCAGTCCAGGCCCGCCGAGTTGTAAGGCACGTCCAAACTGGAGAAGCCCTCGCAATCAAATGGCTCGGACTGGTTCTGTTCCAGGCGGAGGAACGAGACCGCCAGGCAGCCCAGGCTGTTGCCGATCGTGACCAGAATTGCCCGCTGGCCGGACACGCCGCCGTAGTTCCAAGCGACCTGTAGCGAAATCTCCAGCGTGGCCTGCTGGTAGGCGCACTGGCACATGTTCACACTGGGAAACGAGCCCTGATAGTTCTGGTAGCTGACCCAGACATTGCCCCATTGCACCAGCAGGCAGTCGCCCTGCTTTTCGAGCACCCACGAGCCGTTGGCGTTGCCACAGTCCTCGCAGTAGGAACTGCCCTGGATGCCGGTGAAGGTCACCGTCAGCTCGTCGGGCGCGTCGCCATTCAGGCACGCCTGGCAGACGTGGCAGCAGGCGGGGCAAGGCTGAAAGCGGAATGGGCGGACGGGAAGGGACATAGGCGTTAGTGACAGGCGACAGGTGACGGGTGACAGGTGACGAAGTGGCGGTTTTCGCTCGTCACTCGTCACTTTGTCACTTTACTGGCAGGCGGCCCCTGTCACCCACCATTTGTTGTCTTGCGGAAAAAACTCCACTTTGACCTTGGTCAGGGCGGGCAGATTCGTGCCGCTGGCCAACAGCCAATCGTAGGCCGTAATGTTCAAGCCGGGGTAGCCGTCGCCCCACCACAACGAGACCGTGGCGGATCCGCCCGGATTGAGATCTGCCTGCAGGGTTCCCCAGCAGGCGACGTAGTAGGGCGGGCCGGCGACGACCTGCCAACGGCCGCTCTGCCGGTCCAGCAGGCACAGCACGCGCATCCCCTGGCCGACTCCCGGCGGCCCGACGCCGTAGCCGTTCTCGTTGCGCGGTCCCAGCGGCAGCCAGACGGTTTCCTGGCGGGCATCGTCCGGGACCGCGTAACTTCGCACCGGGGCACCGAGATACGTCTGGTCCGCCGCCTGGCGCTGGTACCACCAGACCCGCTTAGCGTAGGCCCACGGGGTCGGATCGCGGTCGAAATAGTCGCTGGGCGCGGTGGACAGGTCCGGATAGGTGACCGGGCCGGTCAGCTCGAACAGGGCCAACCGGCTTTCCGGCGGCCCGTAGAACGCCACGCCCGCCGCACCGTATTGCGATTGGGCGGGGGTGCCGGGGCACGACAAGGCGTTCAACTGCTCGACGAGCAGGTTGTGCCGCGCGGCGCTCAGGCGATCTCCCGGCTCGACGCGATCTAGGCTCATGGCATGGTTTACTCGCCGGAGACGAACAGTGGGCTGAAATCGACAGCGCGGTACAGTGCGTTGCCCGCGTCGTCCACCAGCCGGTCCCAATGGATCTGGTTGTCGGCATCCGCGCGGTACGAGTGATTCCACCCGTAGGCGAGATCGCCCTGGTCGTCGTCCAGGATCTTGAGGGTTTTTTCGCGGAAGACGTAGGTCAGCCGCCAGCCGAACTGGGGCTGCCCGAGATCGTCCAGTCCGATGAACTGGCGCGAGGCCCTGGCGCCGTCCAGAAGCACGGTCTCGGCGGCCGCACTCAGGAACTCCGACGCGTTGACCGCGCCGACGCACGCGCGAATGGCCGACCAGGGCGGGCTGGCCACCCGCTGCCACGTCACGCAGTGCTCAACGATCGGCACGCGCAGCGTCGGCACGGCGTCGGGGGTGACGGGCAGCGTGCCGTCCGACTGCCAGAGCAGCGCGTGGCCCGGCAGCGCCACATACTCCCCGCCGAAATCCATGTGGTACGTCAACAGCGTGCCGTCCTCGGCCCGGGGCAAGCTGGGGTGGCCGCCGCCCGCCAGCGCATAGTCCACCACGACCTCGACGAACTGGCCGCTGTAACTGTTCAAATCGGACGTGACATCATCGAAGGTTCCCTGGTCGTCCGGATTCTTTTCGAACGGCTCGATCCGCACGCTGGCGGCCAGCACGCTGGGCTGGCCGGGATATCCGGCCTGTGCCGCGCCGCCAAGCTGGCTGGCGCCCGCCAGCGTCGCCAGCACGGCCTGGCGGTCCTCGTAAGCGCACAGCAGCCGCCGCTGGGCCTTCATCCCGTGCGCGTCGTAGCTCTCCACCGGCGACCCGGCAAGCTCCTTGAAGACGACGGTCATGGCTTTTCCTTCACAGCTCGACGGTTGCTGACGACGTTCACGGCTCTTTCCTCACGGCTCGAAGACGGCCGCCGCCCGGTGCGGCTGCCCCTGGAGGTGCTGATTCGTTTTTCGTTGCTCCGCCAGTTGGTCCCGGGCAATGCGGATCTGTTCGGCCTGCAGGCCCTCGCTGGCCGGGCGCTGGGCGATGCCCCGCAACGGCGCCAGGCCGGCCGAGGGGAACGAACCCAGCGGCGGGAGGCCCGTTGAAGGCGCGGCAGGCAGCCTGGCCGTGCCGGATGGGGGACGCTCCCCCACCGCGTCCGAAGGTACCCGCAGGGTATCCGGTCCCATGTCGGACACTTCGCGCGACCATGCGACGCATGGTGCCGCGGCCGCGCGGCAGCCAGGACCGTCCTGTGTCGTGCGAGCGGCGGGCCGGTCCTCGAGGGGTTTGCCGGCGGCCTGGATCTCCTTGAGCATCTGCTCGATCCATTGCCGGCGCTGCTCGCGCTTGCGCTGGCAGAGCGCAGCGCCCTGGCCGAGAGGCAGCCGTTGCCACCAGGCCGACTGGCCTTCCCAACCGAGATAGATGCACATCTGCGCCAACGTCAGCCGGCCGATCTCGGCGGGGGACCAGCCGTAGGCGCGGCTCAACTCGACCGCCCAGCGATACCACGGAAGGGGCGTTTCCCGGTTTTCGTCCTGGGAGATCGGAGGTGGGGGAGGCCAGGGGTCGGGCCAGCCGTGGCCGTCCGCCATCCGCCGGACCATCTCCGCCCGCTCCGCCGCAGCCGCTTCCTGCAACAGGCCGGCCGTCGCCGCCAACGTGATCCCGGGTTGCTCCCTGCGGAGCATGAGCCACAGGCGGTAGCACAGGCCGTCGGGCGTGTGCCACCAGCGGTCCAGCTCGGCGAGCGTCACGCGGCGGAGCACGCAGAGCCGGTCCAGGGCCTCGCCGAGCTCCTCGCGGCACCGGGCTTCCGGCAGACCGGCCAGCCGGCCGCGGATCGCGGCCAGGGGATCGGGCCGCTGGGCCAGGATCCGGTTCTCGATCTCGCCGTAGTCCGCCAGCACGAGCGGCGTCAGCCGGTAGGTTTGCCCACCGATCGCGAACGCCTGGGGCGCGGCCGTGAGTCGGTTCAACCCGTCCATCGCTCCCGCTCTCCCGCTTTTGCACCACGGAAACTACGTCGCCACAATGCCGTAACGCACGATCGGGCCGTTGCCGGAGAACTCGACGACGTAGGCCACGATCTCGCCCTGGTTGATGTCCACGTCGACGGAGATCTTGTCGACGATTGCAGGAACCTCGTAGTAGTTGTTGCCGGAGTCGTCCACGTGCAGGGCGAGCGTCGGCGTGTCGCCCTCCTCGACGGGGCAGTTCTGGTCGTCCGCGGCCTTGATCTCCACGGAGCCGGAGGCGTCGCGGACTCCGGCCACCCGTTTCTTCCACCCGCCCGTGTCATTGGCGGCGTAGTCGGGGTTGTTGCTGCTGGTCGCGAGTTTCCAATTCACCACCGGCGTGATTTCGCTGCTGCCGAGGAAAAGAGTTCCGTTTTTTCCGCTCAAGACGGCCATGCGATTGCCTTTCTGAAAAACGTCCCATGAAGCCGAGACCGCTGCCGCGCGGCGGGCCAGCCAATGTCAAACTTGTTCGTTCGCCGGGCGGTTGCCGGGCCTACGTGCCGCTGGATCCCGAGCCGGTCGCGGTCAGCGTGCCGACGATCGCCGCCGAATAGGTGAGTGGCCCGCCGCTCGCGCTGAGCCGCAATAGTTTGTGGGCATTGTCCACGGGCCAGCCGAGGTTGCGGTTGGAGACCAGCAGGGCGCCGTCCGGCGGGATCTCGACCGTATCGCCGTCGGCACCGAAAGGGGCCGACCACTCGGCGCCGCCGGCGCCGCCCACAATCAGCGTGCCGGTCGAGCCGGCGTCGTTGACGATCAACAGCCCCTTGACGCGCAACAGCGTCGTCACGAGGACGGAACCGAGCACGTCGCGCGGCAGTGCCGTCAGATCGATCGCTTCCGCGGTTCCGGCCGGCAGGGCTTGGTTCTCGGCGTGCCACGCGGCCTCCGCCTGGCCCTGGCCGCAGCCCTGCGCCAGCGGTTTCGTGTGGTTCAGGCGGCTGTTGTCCACCGCCCCGTGGTTCCAATTCCATCCCAGCGATGCGCGGATCTCTGCTTTGAATGACATGGTTTGGCTCCTCGGTTCTCTTGGGCTGTAGCCTACGTTCCGAAACTTGGTTCCCCTACGGCGTCTGCGGGTCTCCGGCGGGGCGGTAGACCGCGCAGGCGAAATCGACGGTCATCCGCCAGGTGCCGTCCGCCTCCTGGCCCTCGGAATGGTTGGTCCGCCGCATGCAGATCACCCGGGCGCCCGCTGGGGGGCCGTCGTCCAGCGGAAAATCCGCCCGGTCGAAGACTTTCGTGACCTGGTCGACGATTGTCGCCGCCGCATCGTAGTTGAGATGGAAGACCTCGAGCCGCACGCCGACCGAGGTGACGGCCGAGCCGTCGTTGCAGGCGGCCAGCGGCTGTTCGCTTTGCCGGGTCAGCACGGCGCGGGGCAGCGCGGGGTTCGGGCTGGCCCCCGTCGAGAGCCGCGTCGCGGGCAACAGGCCGGCCAGTCCCGGTGACGCCGCCCACTGCTGATGGATCGCCCCCAGCAACGCGACGGTCATGGCACCACCTCCACCTCGATGCTCGGCAGCTCGCCGATCCGCTCGGCCTGCGTCGTCCGCAGCACGCGGTACAGCGTTCCATCCGGCCCGCGGACGCGATGGCGGTGGTCCAACTCGAGGGGTTCCTCGACGAGGACCAGGCAGCGGGCCAGCGTCTCGCGCGACGATTGCGCCAGGCCGGTCTCAGCCGCCAGCGGCTGGATGCGTGCCCAAATCCCCGTCCTCCACGGCTGCCAGACCGGGTCCATCGCGCCGCCGGCCCCCTTTGGATACGCGGCCTGCAGGATGCTGATCGTGTCGTTCAGGCCGTGGGCCACGGCCAGGCTCCGCGACGTGCACTGCCAGCGGGAACCCAGCGTGGCCTGGACCACCTCGAGCACCACCCAGCGGACACCGCGGGCGTCGCGGAGCACGTCGCCCAGCCGCGGCGCGTCCGGCAGCTCGGCCACGCTCAGGTGCCAGGTGACGTCGCTGGCCGTGACGCGGCCGTCCGAGGGCGCCGCCTCGTGCGTCGTCGCCACCCGCCGCAACGCATGCGCGATCGCGGTCCCCAGTGCCGTCGCGCTGGCACCGCGCCGCAGCAGCGTCACCGGCTCGAGGCCGTCGACAGCCTGAACAAAGTCGCTCGACGGATCGAAGGAGAGGGACATTGGAGCCAGTGGGGAGGTATCAGGTGTTGTCTGTCAGTTGTTAGTTGTCAGTCGTTAGTTGTCGCTGATTACAACTGACAACGGACGACGGACGAATCCGCCTTCATCCTTCATCCTTGCGTTACGTGTATCCCTGGCTGCGGATCTCGACCGGCTCGGCGGCCGCCAACTGCTGCTCGCACCAAGCCACGGTCTGCTGGAGCTGAGCCAGGTACTCCGCCCAAGAGACCTTCTGCTTGTCGATCAGGTAACTTGGCTTCGGCTGGGCCGTGATTTCGGCCAGCAGCGCCAGCGTCTGGCTCTTGATCCTGCGGAGTTGATCGGCGTCGCTCATGGGTCAGCCTCTTCAGTTCGCGCACGCGGGGACAATTTCCCGTTTCCTCAGATAACGTTGACGCGGAAGCGCACGAGGATTGGTTGCCCGGCTTCTCCGCCGCTGCCCGCCGTCAGGCAGTACTCGACCAGGCAGTTCACGCCGGCTACCGGGAAGGCCGGGTGCTGCGAGACGTCCAGTGTGTGGAGGAAGTTGTAGCCGGCCGGGTCGGAAGTCGCATCCCACGGGGGGCCGGTCGCCAGCGCGTCCAGTACCACCGCGGCCGGCGTCAGGGACACGTCCTGGTGGCCGGGGACCGGCGTGCGGGCATCGGCCTCGTCGTCGTCCAAGAAGTAGATCGAGTAGACGGCCGCGGCGATGTCAGCCGAGTGGATGGGCGCGCCGCCGTAGCCCAGGACGCGGGCCATGAGCGTGAGCGAGCCGTTCTTGAACGCCGTGCCGTAGATGTCTGCCGCCTGCTGGGTCATGCCGTCACCTGCCCTCCGGCTCCGCCGGCCACGTAGGCCTGCCCTGCCGCGCCGCCCGCAGGGTATCCGGCCGCCGCGAGGGTGCCGGGTACCGCCTGGGTGGCCGGCCCGGGGCAAGACACCTGAGCGGCCCCGAGCGAGTACGGGCCGCCCACGGGCGTGTCGGCCCAACTGCCCAGCGGCGGCCAAAGTGAGAGTAAACGTCCTGAAAGCCGAAGCATCGGAACCGCTTTCTGTTCGAGTCACGTCCTTACGTCGCTGGACCCTGTGTCTCCACCTGCTGCGTCTCGCTGGCGGCCTGCGTGGTCAATACGGAGGCGCCGTCGTCGGCGTATGTGACGAGAGTGCCCGCTACGTGGTCGAGGACCGCTTTCTTGAAGAACCGCCGCCAGAGCTGAACGAGCATCTGGCGGAAGTTCGCGGCCGGCCCGGTCGGGGTGGTCGTGTCAACCGCATCCAGGCCGTCGGGCGCCAGCTTGTAGCCCGTTTTGTTGGCCAGGCTGTCCATCACGCTCCCCGCTGCCGGCTGGCCGCTGGTGGGCGCCAGCTTCATGGCATCGGTCACGTCCTGCGGCGTCAACAATGCGAGTGTGCCGGTCTTCGAGGCGCTGTTGATCTCGTAGCTGACGCCGGAGAGGACGCAAGCCTGGCCCGGATCCGTGCTGAGGAGCGTGCCGGTCGTGGCATCCACGTTGACACCGTTGCGGACGTCGGCGGCGGCGGGAATATAGGCCGTGCCCGCCGTTGCATCCACGTTGACGCCGTACCGCACGTCCGCGGCCGCCGGGATGTAGGCGCTGCCCGCGTGCGCGGTGCCGCCGGCGCCGTACTGCACACCGTGGCGGACGTCGGTTGTGGCGGCCTCGCTGACGGTGCCGGTGGTTGGGTTGCCAGGATCGCCGTAGGAAGCAGCGGTCAGGGCCTGATTGCTGGCGCAATCAGTCCGGGTACCATAGAAGGGGCCGTCCGGAAAACCGCCGCTCACCGGGCCGAATCGCGCCGTATTGACGATCGTCTGCGGCTGACATGTTCCGACCGGCGCGCCCGGAAGGTGCGGCAGCGATAGAGTCCCGGTGGTGGCGTCGACCTGCACGCCGTAGACGACGTTACTGGCGATCGGCACGTAGCAGGTCCCGGTGTGCGCGGTGCCGCCGGCGCCGTATTGCGTGCCGTGGCGGACGTCGGTCGCGGCCGCCTCGGTAACGGTGCCGGTCGAGCCGTTGCCGCCCACGCCGTAGGTCGTGCCGGAGAGCACGGTGCTTGCCGCCGGGGAAACCAACGTGCCCGCGTGCGCCGTGCCACCGGCGCCGTACTGCGTGCCGGAGAGCACGTCGGCCACCGGGGCCTCGGTGACCGTGCCGGTCGAGCCGTTGCCGCCCACGCCGTAGGTCGTGCCGGAGAGCACGGTGCTCGCCGCCGGGGAAACCAACGTACCCGCGTGGGCCGTGCCGCCGGCGCCGTACTGCGTGCCGGAGAGCACGTCGGCCACGGGGGCCTCGGTAAGCGTGCCGGTCGAGCCGTTGCCGCCCACGCCGTAGGTCGTGCCGGAGAGCACGGTGCCGGCTGCGGGCAAGACCAGCGTCCCGGCCGTGCCGTTGCTCGCGCCGAAGTGTGCCGTGTTGCTGACCAGCCCGGCGTTGGGCGTGTGCCCGTCGGTGTTGGGCAGCGTCAGGTTGCCGGCGACGCCGCCGATCGTGTTGCCGTAGAGCAACATGCCGGCGGTCAGCCCGAAGCCCGCGGCACTGGCCTGGAAGGTCATGCCGCCGATTGTCAGCGACGGGCAGTTCGTCAGGACGGCGCTGTTGTAGAGATAGCAGCCAGACCCCGAAAAACTCAGGGCCCCGTTGAACGTGCCGCCGCCGACGTAATGATTGTTGAGGGCGACCGAGCCGTTGAACGTGCCGCCGGTGATGCCGCAGTTGCTCAGGCTCCAGTTGGCGGCGCTGGTGCCGGTGACCGGGTTCGCGGAACCGTAGACGTCCACCACGCTATCGCCGGAGGCGGGCGTACCGCTGGGACTGTAATTGGCCGCGTAGCCGATGTCGCCGACGTGACCGGATTGGTTGCCTTGCCAGGTCCAACTAGCCATAGAAAGCTCCAAATCTCAAGCCGCAAATCCCAAACCAGTTCCAAGCGGCAAAAACAGCAATGCTCGAAACGTGTGGGTTTGGGGCTTGGTGTTTTGGTCCTTTTGCTTTGTTTCGGGGCACCCGGTATTCCGGGTCGTTGCTGCTGGATGCTTGGGATTTTGCCTCAGAGGCCGGCCTGGAATTCCGGCAACAGCTTCTGCCCGCCGAACCAGTGCTGGATCGAGCCCGTTTTCGGCGGCAGGCTGAGATCGTTCCATTTCGGATCGAGCGCCACCGGGGTCACGCCCTGCGATTTCAGGGCCCGCAGCATGGAGAGTTCATCCCAGCCGGAGAACTTCTGCCACTCCGCGTGCCAAGCCGCCATGAGGGCTTTGCCGGTGGCGTCGTTGCCCAGCGCCAATACGCCCGTATTCCAGAAGGGCACCTGGTCCAGGCCGGCCTGCTGCGTGATGGGGAAATCCGCATCGCCGGCAAAACCACTGGCCGCCGGCGAGGGGTAAATCTCCGGCACCATCGCGATCCCCGTCGCCAGGAAGATCGGCGTCACGTCGGCCTTAACCAGGATATCGGCGTCCAGAAACAACACCTGGTCGGCCGTAGCGAAGTCCAAAAAACGGGTCTTGTAGTCCAGCGCGCCGAAGGGCGGGGCCGCCGGCGTGGCCACCGCGGCAAACGTGGTGTTGGGCAATGAGCCGGCGGCGTTAGCCCCCGGATTGGGCTGGTCGGTCACGATCATGACGGAGCCCGCAAAACCCGCGGCCTGCGCGCCGGCGGCCGCGCGGAGGGCCATTGCCAGATACTGCGGGCCGATGGCGACGTAGAGGATTTGCTGGGACATGGTCTCGCCTCAGGGAGTGCTGCGGACAACGTAGCGCGGATCGATGACGGCCGCCGCCCCGCGCTCGCTCGCCTTGAAACGGATCAAAATGTCCTGGTTGAATTCGGCTTCGCTGTTGGCCGGGGACTGGGTGACCGTGATCGGCCAGTTCTCCATGTAGGCGAAGGCCCGGCGGAAATCGCCCAGGAACCACCACTTCTTGGCCTCGGCCGCGGCCTGGCCGGACGCCATGATCCGCCGGTACATCAAGCGGCTCTCGTAGAAGCGGTACGTGCGGTTGTAGGGGTTGGGATAGGTGGTGCGGACCTGGTCGGTCATCGCGCCGTAGATGAGGTCCGCGGCGCCGAGGATCCGCGCCGCCGCGTGGCGGTAGGCCGGCGTGACCAGCAACGTGTTGGCCTCGATCAACACCGGCTCGCCCGTGTTGGGGTCGAGGATGTCGGCGAACACCTGCTCGGCCGCATCGAGGCTGGTCCAGTCGATCAGCTCCTGCTGCAGGAGGTTGACCCACGGGCCGCCGTCGCTGGGGCCGTAATAGGTGTTGTAGGACGTGCCTTTCCACTTGTAGTTGTTCGTGGCGCCGATCACCAGGTCCAGCAGCCGCTTCTCCTTATTCAAGCCCAGCACCTCGCCCACTTCGGCGGCCCGTTGCAGCACGAGGTGCGTACGATCGAAGAAGATGGCTTCGCGGGTCACGGGGACGATGAAACCCCGCTTGGTGGTCGAGGGCGTCTCGATGTAGTCTTCGCCGAAGCCGGCACTGGGGTACGGCATCCCCGGCCGGACTTCCGCCACGTGGTCGGCGATCCGGCCGATGCCGGGAATCTTCTCGCCGTCGAAGCGCGTGGGCACGGTCTCGACCAGCCGCGAGAGCACGAAGCCCTCTTGCGTGTAAGCTTCGAGGATCTTCGAGTAGATGATCTGGCCGGTGATGTTCGCGAACGCAGTCACGTCGACCGCTTCGCCGGCTTCCAGCAGGCGGACGCCGCCGCTGCGGGGATCGATCTGCTTGAGCCATTCGGGGCCGACGGTCGCCTCGGCCAGCTCGCGGAGGCTGAAGTCCTCGGCGCGAAGCTGACCTCCGGCCAGCGCCTCGCGGAGGTGCTCGGCGGAGCGCTCCGGCCCGCACAACTCGTACATCCGCTTCAATTCACGGTACTTGATCGCGCGCACGGTTTGATTCTCCTTGAACGGTTGTTTCGGATTTGGGGTTAGGCGTAAGTGGTCCGTTGTCCGTTGCCAGTTGTGGCGGACTACCACGGACAACGGACCACTGACCACATGCTGCACTCTCACATGCCGCTGGAACTGCCGCCGTGCACTCCGCCGGTCATGATGGTCGAGCGGATGTCCACCAGCACGCTGGCAGTGGTGCTGGCGGCGCGGCGGGCCGCACGCCCGATCGCCTGCAGCACCGAGCCCACCTTGGCCACCTGCTGGTTCAACAGGGCGTCGCCGGCGGCGTCCGTGTCGGGACCGATGAGGTCGCCCAGCTCGAACGTGCTGCCGGTGCAGTCCATCTCGAACACGCCGGTGGTGGCCACGCGGACCGGGGCGGCGTCGCCCATGCGGCTCCGCTGCATGGCCACGCCGAGGAACTCGCGGACGAAGGCCTGCTGGTTGGCGGCCTTGCCGCCGCAGTTTGCCAGCGCCGCGGCCGGCTTCGCGTTGTCCGTGTCCTGCCAGACGAGGTCGCCGATCTCGATGACGGTGGCTGCCTGCACGGCGGCCACGACCGGGTTGGTGTCGCCGTAGCGCCAACGCATTCTGTCGCTCATGGGTTCTTCCTTACCAAGGGATTGGGGATTAGGGATTGGGGAAAAGCCGCTTGCGGCTTCGCACTGCGTTCAGGTAATGGCCGCGAGGAAGGCCTTGGCATCGAGCCGGGCCGGGCCGTCGACGCGATGCTGGTCGCGCGAGACGGGCCTGCCGCTTGCGGGTGAGAGCCCCTCGGCCCCCAGCGCCCGGAGCAGCGCGGAACGCTCCTCGACCATTGTCCGCATGGTCGCCTCATCGGGGGCGCCCAGCAGGGCCTCGACGAAGCGGCGGCTGGTGACGGCCCGCGCCAGTGGATCGGCCGCGTCCGGCTCCGGCAGGCGGAACTCGCAGAGCAGCCGCCGCACGGTCTGCTGTTTCTGGTGGGCCGTCTCCAAGAGCGTCAGGCGCTCGATCTCGGCCTCCAGCCGCGCGACCTCGGCCGCGTGCTGGCGGCGGAGGGCCTCCAGCAATGACCCGCCGGCGGGTACCCCGGCGGCGGCGGCCGGCGCGGGCGACTCGCCTGTGGCGGCTGCCGCGCCGGCCGCGGCGGGCTCCGCCGATCCGCTCCGCGACTCGAACAGCCCCCGCGTCGTCGCCGGATCGGCCACCAGGTCCACGCTCTGGACCCGCAGAATCGCCTCGACCACCACGCGGTCGTTGCGGCGAACGGTCTGGGCCTCGACGTTGTGCGAGAACCCGACGTTCTCCGGCGCGTGCTCGGCGTCCCAGAGGAGCTGCTCCGCCAGGACGTGTTTCGGATTGAAGTGGAAATCGGCCAGCAGGCCGCCGGCCTGCGGCGCCACGTTGCGAATCACGCCGATGCGATCCTGGTAATCGCGCCCCGCGCCGGGCCCCGTCTTGGCGTGGTTCACGTTGACCTTGGCGTTCTCGTAGAGCGGGGCGGCCTGCGCCAGGGCCTCGGGCAGGTAGGTCCGGCCGTTGCGGGACTCCGACCCGAGGATCTTCACCCCCCGGATCACGCCCGCCGTCCGGTCCACCCGCATCGACAACCCGCGCCAATCGCAGAACTCTTGCAGGATTTCCGTCATGTGCTTTCCTTTCTGACAAAAAAAGCCCACCGGGAACCGAAGCGGTTCCGAGTGGGCTCTTCGAGATACCTGCCGCCGCGCGGCAAGCTCCCTGGGATACCGTGTGATCTATCTTGCCTGCGGCCGGCTGCTCTTCAGCGGCACGAGGATCATTTCTCCATGCGGTCGACTCTGCGGCGGATGTGTTGGATGGTTCCGTCCTGGACCGAGAGTTCGACGCCGGCCGTGCCGAAGAAGCCGCGCCGCGTGGCCTCGGCCAGGATCTCGGCCAGGGCCGCCTGCACTTGGGCCGTCTTCTTCGCATTCGCCGGAAGTGCGTCGCATGTCAGCATGGTTTTCAACGTAGCACCTTGGCTGGCCCGATTTCAAGAGTCAATTTCCCGCCACGCGCGGATTTGCGTCGGCGGCCAACGGTCCGCCGGGGATTTCGGCGGCCACAGCCGCCGCGCGATCGGCGTGCTCCCGGGTCGGGTCCAACCCGTGCCGCATGGCCATGGTCTGGACCGACATGGCCCCGGCGCGGACGAGGATCTGGTCGGCCTGGGCGTCGCGGAGCCGGTCGCGCACGGCCAGCGTCGGCGCCGTGGCGCGGAGGTCCACGGCGGAGAGCGTCTCCGCAGGCAAACGCCCCGCGCGGACCGCGGCCGTCACCACCCGCCAGAGCAGCTCCACGTCGTCCTGCATCATGTCGCTCTGCAGGCGATCGAACATCTTCACGGCCGGGCCCTCGGCGACCATCGTCGAGCTGTAGTTGGCGTTGCTGGCGTCGCTGCTGAGCATGAACTCGGGCATCACCAGCCGGCTGGCGATCGCCCGCAGCTCGGCCTGCAACACGCCGACGTAGCGGGCGGCGTCGATCGCCGCGGCCGGGAACTCGTAGTCCGTGCCCGCCGTGACGTCGAGGATCGTGCCGGGCGCGTAGCGGCGGAAGGAGCTGGCGCCGCCCGGGTACCCGCTTGCGGGTGGCGGAATCTCGCGGTCGGCCCCGTTGCGGACGAACTGCTCCAGCGCCGCGCCGGCTGCCGACTGGTGTTTGCGAATCAGCGCGATCGCCGATTGGATCTGCGCCATCGCGCTCATGTTCCGCAGCAGTTTCTCGGCCCGGCGGAGATTCTTCCGCACCGGGTAGAAGAGCGGCAGCCCGCGCCGCACGTTCGCATCGACGTTGGCCTTGCGGTGCTGGATGCTCTGGGCGTCGACCCACTGGCCGTCGATCCAGTAGCCCAGCACGGTCTCCACGTCGTCGGGCTCGGTTTGGATGCCCATGGCGGCGGCCGGATCGGCGGCGGCCTGCGGCGGGGTGGCGACCTGGCCCGGCTCGACGAACCGCACCCGCGCGGTGCCGTCCGCGGCGATGAACAGCCGCAGGAAACACTCGCCGTCGCGGTCTTTCCGCCGCACGATCTCCTGCTGGCGCTGGTGCCACTTGTTGATCTGGACGAAGTCGTCCAACACCGCCTGCACCTGGCCGAGCAAGGGTTCCGCCGCGGAGCCGGTCCGCCGCGGCACCGCCTGGTAGGAGTGGCCGCTGCCCACGATGTAGGAAATGCGGTTCTCCCACAGCATGGCGCAACCTGCAAAATGTTGTCCACTTCACGCGCCGGGACGTGTTGGGCCAGAGCACCCGGGAAAAAACCCTGGAATTGCTGGGGGTGTTGCACCAGGCCGAGCGCCGGCCGATTCCGGCAAGGATCATCGGCCAGCAGTTGGGAGTGAGCGACCGCCGGATATGGTTCATTCTGGCCGATGCCCAGCGGCAAGGACTGGCGCGGCCGATCCGACAAAAAGGGTGGGAGCCGATCAAGTTGACGGAGAACGCGAAGACGGTATAACACAAATAGCCGGCTGGCCCCGCTGTTGCAACGGCAGGGGCCTTGCGGCCGCCGGGCGTCCCGTGGTCCACCATCCCCACGACGGCGCCCAGCGGCCGGGCTGGCGCGAAAGGATGGATCATGCCCAGTGCAAAGACTTCTCACAAACGGCAACGGCCGCGCCAGGCCAAGCAGCCGCCCACCGCACCACCGCACGCCGCCGCGCTGCAGCAGCTTCTCGATACGCTGGCCGAATGGGAGCCGCGCATCACCCGCCCCCAGACGAAAGACGACATCGACCTAGCCGCCCACTTGTGGCGCGAGTATCCGCGGGGCGTCAGCATAATCAGCATTGCCGAGCGCTCTCTCCAGGACGGAGGCGCGGGGCAAGTCCGGGTGAGCGGAGCGGCAATCGTCGCCAAGAGCCGCCTTGACACCCTCCACAAGACCGCTGTGGAACTGCTGGCGCGGGTGGCGGAAGGGTTTAGAATCCCCTCGACCCCGCTATTCGTTTCGGCAGAGATCGCGCGCCGCATTTATGGGCCGGATTGTGGCGATTGCTTTACGGTCAACCCGGCCAAGGTATCACGTTGCTGGCCGGTCTGTCTCGGCAGGGACATTTCCCACCTTGAACGGCACGAGCGGGCCATTATCCGCAGATCGGAACCGCTGTTGCGGCGACTGCTCTTGAAGGTGGCCGATGATGATGGAACCCGGCTTGCCCGATTCCTGCCCGGTCTATCACGGCCTACGGTGCCGCAACCCACCTTCCGACCCGCCAAGGAAGTCCGGGACGTGTTCGGGTTCAAGACGCAAAAACAACTGGACTGTTTCCTTGAGCGACACGCCGAAGTCAAGCAGATGCGACCACTGACGAGGGGGGGTACAGAGAACCAACGCCGCAGAATGATTGATGTTCTCGGAATGGTTCGCGCCATCAGCACCGACACCGCCATTATGGGCGACTCGCGCCGAAGGGCTCGCATGGAAGCCCGCCTGAAAGCGGCCCAGTTGACGCAACAACTGGAAGCCGAGGCCCTCGCCATGTTCAAGCGCCCGCCCGCCTAGCACTTCCCCACTACTTCCCCTCTTGCCCCCGAAAACCCTGTCTTTTCCGGGGGCTTTTCGTGCGCGCAAAAGACCGGCGCCTTCGGTTTCGTATGATGTTGGCATGTCGCAAGAAAAACATGCCAACCCCGATCTTGCCGGCCCGGCCCGAGGGCGGACGCCCGCAGCCGATCAGCGCGCCCGGGTGGCCCTACGTCGATACCTCGCCGCCGTCGATGAAGCCCTACACGCGGCCGAAGTGGCGCGAAATGCCCGGCAAGAATTGGAGCAGGCGGCAAACGAGCAGGGGGGCACCCGATGATAGCCCCCGCCCGGGTTATTGAATCGTCTTTTGCGGAAAGCCGGCTTCCCACCGGCCGGATTCCCGACGACGCCGCCCGGCTGGTGGCCGGGCTGTTGTTGGCGATTGCCGAGCGATCCGAGGCAGAGGGCGCCGGGGACCAGGACCAGACCGAAAAAAAGGATGGATGGAATGAGCACAGCACTACTTGAACAGGATGCACAGGCCACCAACACCGTCGCCTTGCCATTGACCACCAGTGGGGATGCCAGGCTGGCCGACCTCGCCCAGCGAATCAATCACGCGCATTGCCTCGCGGAGGCCGCCTTGAACAGCGGCCTAAAACACGCCTTGGAGGCCGGCCACCTGCTCTTACAGGCTAAGACCCTCTGCACGCATGGTACTTGGCTACCGTGGCTGAAACGTGAGTTCCAGGGTTCCAAGAGAACCGCACAGGCATACATGCGGTTGTCGCGCGAGTACCCGAGACTCAAAGCAAAAGCGCCGCGCGTTGCGCTTTTGAGTATGCGGCAGGCCATCGTCAACGTGGCCAACGATACGCAGATCGTCGCCAAGTCCGATCATCCGGCCGAGGTAATCAAGGTTTGGGAGAAAGAGAATTGTCAGAACGCGCGGCGGGCGGCAGCACGGGCAGAAGTAATTCGCACAACGCATGAAGCGCCACAGGTGCCAACACCAAAGCCTGCCCAACAAGACGATGCGATAGAGGAGTTAGAGCCGCCTGAAAAAGTATGCTGGCAACTACAACGGGAAATCGAGCAAACGATCATGAGCTTTTGGCGATCGCGCCCGGATACATCATTCGGCTTGACCCTCCTCGCGCTACAGTCTGTCACCAAGAGCATTGAAAAACGGCAGAAAGAGATTGACGGCGGCGGCTTGGAATTGGTCGGTGCTACGGAGGATGCCGCATGAGCACCGCCAGCACCACCACCACCGCGATCAGCTCCGCCGCCATCGTCCGCGAAGCATTAGGGCAGGCCGCCCAGTACCAACGGCTTGAGGACGGCCGGCATCGGGTACAGCTCTACGACCGTGCCGCCGGCCGGCTGCTTGTAGGCGAGGGCCGGACCGTGGCCGAGGCCGTCCGCCAGATCAAGGAGGGCCGAGCGTGACCCCAGTTGAATTGGTAGTCTCGCGTTTCGACGATGCCCGGCAGACACCATCGGGCTGGCAGGCGCGTTGCCGAGCGCACGACGATGTTCAAGCCAGCCTCAGTATCAGCGAAGGCGAAGACGGCCGCGCCCTGCTCCATTGTCATGCCGGGTGCAAGCCCGAGGCCATCGTCAAGGCCATCGGCTTGACCATGCGGGACCTGTTCTCCGTCAACGGCAACGGTCACAAGCCCATGCGCAGGATCGTGGCCCACTACAATTACTGCAATGAATTGGGGACCCTGCTTTTCCAATCCGTGCGATATGACCCCAAGGACTTCCGGCAGCGGCAACCGAAGCCGGATGGAAAAGAGGGCTGGCAGTGGAACCTTGAGGGCGTGCGCCTTGTTCTCTATCGCCTGCCGGAGTTGCTGGCCGCCGATCCATCGGCCGTAGTCTTCATATCGGAAGGCGAAAAAGACTGTGATCGGCTGGCCAAGCTGGAGCTGGTGGGCACGACGAACGCAATGGGCGCCGGCAAGTGGCGCGCCGAGTATGCCCAAGACCTGCGCGGCCGCCGGGTGGTGATCCTTCCCGACAATGACGACCCCGGTCGCAAGCACGCGCTAGACGTGGCGCGCTCGCTCGTCGGCAAGGCCGCGTCGATCAAGGTGGTGGAACTGCCGGGACTGCCTGAGAAGGGCGACGTTTCCGACTACCTGGACCAGGGACACACGGCGGAGGAACTGCTCCACATGGTGAGCACGGCGCCGGAGTGGACGCCACCGCCGGCCCCAGCGCCGAGTTCAGCAGCGACACCGACCGGCGAACAATTCACCTTGACCGACACCGGCCTTGCGGAGCGGTTCGCCAAGCAGCACGGCGCCGACGTGCGATACTGCTATCCGTGGCAAAAGTGGCTGGCGTGGGATGATACCCGATGGAGCCCCGACGCGGCCGCCGCCATCGAGCAAAAGGCCAAGCAGACCGCCCGGGCCATCTATCAGGAGGCGGCAGACGAGCCGGACAGCGATCGGCGCGGGGCTCTTGCAAAGTTTGCCCGCCAGAGTGAATCCGCAGCGAAGCGCGCCGCGATGGTACAGCTTGCCCGCAGTGAGCCGGGAATCCCCATCCTGCCGGATGCCCTCGACCAGGACGACTATCTGCTGAATTGTCCGAACGGAACCCTTAACCTTCGGACGAACGAGCTACACACCCACCGGCGCGAAGACCTGATTACCAAGCTCTGCCCTACGCCATACGAGCCCGCCGCGGAGTGTTCCTTGTGGCTGGCCTGTCTGCAGCGCATTTTCTACCGCCGCCAATCGCTCATTACCTTTCTACAACGCCTGTTCGGTTACTGTCTCACCGGCGACGTATTGGAGCAGTTGTTGGCCATCTTCTACGGCGTGGGGGCAAACGGCAAAAGCACGCTGTTGGGCATCCTTATGGAGATGTTGGGCACCGACTACGCCATGAAGGGCGTGCGCGACTTGCTCATGGCAAAGAAGCAGGAGGGACATTCGACCGACCGCGCGGACCTGTTCGGCAAACGGCTGGTGGTGTGTATCGAAACGGAAGAGCGCCGCCGGCTGGCGGAATCGCTCGTCAAGGACCTCACCGGCGGGGACCGCCAGCGGGCCCGGAAAATGTACCAGGACAACTTTGAGTTTCGCCCTACTCACAAGCTCATTCTGGCCGTCAACCACAAACCGACCATCACCGGCACCGATCATGCCATCTGGAGGCGCGTAAAGCTCGTCCCGTTCAATGTAATCATCCCGCCGGCCGAGCGGGACCGCAGCCTACAGGCCAAACTACGGGAGGAATTGCCGGGCATCTTGGCATGGTGTGTGCGCGGGTGCCTCGACTGGCAGCGGGACGGCCTGGGGGCGCCGGAAGAGGTAGCGGCAGCGACCAGCGATTACCAGATTGAGCAGGACACCCTAAGCCGGTTCCTCGAAGAATCGTGCATCATCGACGGCAGCGCGCGGGCCAAGGCCAGCGACTTGCTGGCCGCCTACCGGGAATGGTCCGGCGACAAGCATATCAGGCAACTGGACTTCGGCCAGGCTCTCACCGAGAGGGGTTTCCAGCGATTCACCAGCAACGGCACTTGGTACAAGGGCGTCGGGTTAGAGACGGACCTGTAATGGAACCACCGGAACCAATGGAAGCCATTTTCCATAAACTCCCCCCCACGAGAAACAAAGCTGGAAGTTTATGGAAAATGGGGTCCAACCCTTCCAACCCTTCCACGGACGAAAGAGGCCATGAGCACCGCCAAACACCTTGAACGCGAAGCGATCCGGGCCCATGCCGCCGGCGAGCCGTGGGCGACATTCTGGCCCACCGTGGCCGCCCAGGTGGCCCAGGCCGAGCCCATCGACAGATCGGCCTACCATCGCCTTGTCCGCCGCCTGGTGGCGTTGCTGGCCGCGGGGGACCTCGACGGCGCCCAGCCGGCCGGCGACGGCTGGCCGAGGCCCATGCCGTGGGAGATCGACAACGGCGAGATGCCGGGCATGGTGCCCGCCGACCTGGAAACATAACCCCGCCGGCCCGATGCGGGCGCGGCAAACCATCATCGAACAGGAGAATTGAAGTGAGAACGATCAACCATTCCGCAGTATGCGCGGGGGCCCTGTTGACAGCCGAGCCCGTCCGGCGCGCCCTCGTCATTCACGCGAGCCGCCCACTTTACGGGCTATGCACGCCGGAGGACCTCGACTTCTTGCGGCAGCACCGCCCGCAGCCCGACGACGAAGAAGAGGCCGACGACCAGGCCGGCGCCGGCAACGGCCAGGGCAGCCGGGCGGCAATGGACCCGCGGGGCGATTGGGTGACGAGGAGCGCCGGGCGCACGTTTGCCGTGAATGGGTCCGGCACAACGTTCAAGGCCACACCGGCCGCGCGGGAGTTTCTCGTCAAGAATTGTGGCCTCGACCCTCTGGCCGACGACGAAGAAGCGGCGAACCATTTCAGCCGACTCCATCCCGACATGCAGAAAACGTGCCGCGAGTTTGCGGAGAACGAGGGCAACGAGAAAGACGCCGACCGCGGGGGCGACCGCGGGGGCGGTTCCAAAATCACGAAGTATGTCCGCGGGCTCCGGCATTTTCTCCAGCGCGCCACGGGGCTTTCCGATTTTGCGACGGACGATGAAGCCCGCGCCCATCTCGACACACTTTCCGCCCCGCTACAGGAGGCAGCCCGCAGCTACGCCGAATCGGAAATGGACGAAGACGACGAGAATGAGGACGAGGATGCAGACGCGCAGCGCACGAGCTACCTCAGCGCCGGCCCGGACCGTCAAGCCGACACCAGCGCGGCCGGACCGCCGACAATGCCGTTGCGCGTTCACAGCGCCGTCTTTTTGCCGCCGCCGGGCTACACCGAATCGAGCCCCGCCGAAATCATTGAGGCCGGCATTGCAGTGGCAACGTGCCGCAACCCAGAGACAATGGACGAGCGCCCCGCGGCCGTGAGTTTCGACCCGGCCAAGTTTGACGAGCAGGCTTGTCTCGATTGGCTGGCCGCCCACCATCTTGACGCATCGGGCTTCCAGGCCGCCGACATTTCGGACGGCGACGAAACCCGCCGCGCGGCAATGCCGACAGCGGGCGACGTGGAGCGCGCCGGCCAAGAACTCGAGCTTGCCCTTGCCCTCGATGGGGCTTGCGATTTTCTGGACGGGAACAACCCGCTGGCCGACTTGGTACGGTGAAGACGGGAACGCGGGCGCGCCGGAAGGCCGGAACTCCGCCGGCGCGCCCGCGGCCCGGGCGGGAGTAGAAGTCATGGACCGAAAGCAAGACAGATGGAAAGCGGTTTGCGAGCGCCTTATCCGCGCCGTCGATCCGGGATTCGATCCACCGTGCTACTTTGTCACGCGCCGCGAAGCGAAAGCCGGCGGTATCCTGGAAACGCAGGAATTTGCCGGCCTGACAGGTATCGGAATGTCGGGCGACTTGCGGCGACTGTTGGAACGCCAAGGCCGATGGCACGGCCGCGGTTTTGCCGCAATCATCGACCTATCCAAGATCGACACAACCGCCGGGCTCGAAGCGATTCTGCTACACGAATTCGGGCACCACCTGGAGGCCGTTGCCGGCAGCCGTAGGTTTGTCGAAACAATCGGCCGCGCCGCCTTTGAGGAAATCCTAAGCACACCATCGGCGACGCTGGGGATCGAGCGGCCCGCGCCCAGCCACGACGCAATCCAGAGCATACACGGCCCGCCGTTTTTCAGGTTGTGCCGTCACCTGGAATTGCGGGCGTTGTGGCGATTAAATCGGTTTCCGTTCACCGTCGATAGTGAGTTTTACGGCTGGCCGGCACGGTCACAATTCTGGCGAGCCCTTGGCACCGAGCCGTGGGACCTTGCAAAGCTGCCGATGGTTCAAGTTGCGGCGATGGAGCCGCCCGAAAGCTACCGCGATTTTTCCGCGGCCGTGTTGGCCGCACAACGTAACCCTTCTTGAAAAAGGAATGTCCGATGCCCGTGAAAGAGAAACCGAAACCCGCCGCCGCGCCGCCCGTGGCCGCAGCGCCGCCGGTCACAGACCCGAGCGCGGTTCTTGCCCGTCGAAAGCAGGAGCGCCAGGCCGTGGCTTGGAAGACAGCCCGGGAGATCATCTTGCAGCCCGACTTGTCGGAAAGCGACGTGCTGCGCGCGGCCGACGCGCTCGAATCTGCCGGGCTGTCGTCCGCGTGGCTTGAAGTCTTCCGCACGACGGTGGCCGTGCGCGCGGAGGCCGTGGCCAGCCGCGATGGGGCAGTGAAGAGCGCGGGGGCGGAATCGCTGAGCGCGCTGCGGCAGCAGGTGCAGGAAGCACAGGCCGCGCATATCGCGCGCCAGGAGGCCACGCGCCGGCGGATTCAGGAGCTGGAGGCAGAGTTGCGGCCTATCGGTGCGGTGGGAACTCCCGAGTCCGATCGGTGGGCGCGACTGGGGAGCGCCGCAGCCGCCGCGGGCGCAGCAGCCGCAACCGCCGCGACATTGGTCGAAATGTTCCGGCCGCTGTTCGATCCGGCCGCCGGACTGGCCGACTTCGCGCTGCCCCTCCAGGCCGACCGACTGCCGCTTGGCATTGCGAACGCGCTTCGCGCCGCCTCGCTTGCGGGAGAGAACGGCCAGTTGACGGCCTTGGTTGCGCCGCCCGCCCCGCCGCGGGAGCCGATGGTTAAGCGCATGCCGCCACCGCTCCAGTGCTCACACGGGTCGAGCATGACGCTACAGCCGCAGCAGCGGAAGGCCGTTGAGATGCGGTTGAATGGCGTGGCCGTGGATCGGGTGCCGTGACCGACGCCGTAAGATCAGGGGCAGGGGTAGGCCAAGGCGGGCCACCCCTACGCCCCGCCGGCCCGCCCCCATTCCGGGTCCTTACACGCGATTTTTTGGAGGCCATCGTTCCCAGCGGGGGTGCAGACCCTTGGCGTACAAACGACCTGAATCCCGTGCATCAGCACCCTTGAATTTTTTTCGACCTGAAATCGTATGCCCCACGACCCACCCACCGACGACTTCTTGATCGAAAGCATTGTCTCCGGCCCCGCCGCGGGCTTGCTGGAAACGGACGCGATGCCCGAGGCCCGCGCGTTCCGGTTGTCTCCCCGGTTGCGGTTCATGCGCTGGGGTCAGAAGCAACACCTCCGGGACCTGTTGCAAGCCCCGCCGGCCTGCGGCGAATCAATCCACGTGGCCGGGGGCGGGACGTTTGAGTTTGGCACGTGGCTTTCCGTGGCCGCCGATTGGATCGGCAAAGCCGACTCGCTTTACTGCGCAACATGGACCGTCAGCCGCGCGAACGCGACGGAGCTTTTCCAACTGGCCGACGCCGGGCGGGTCGGAAGCATCGGGCTTGTGGTGGGGAAGTATTTCCGACAACGGGAAGCGGGAACCTTCGCGTTCTTGGCGGACGGTCTCAGGCAGCGGGGCGGCAAGTTTCGCAGCGCGAAGTCACACGCAAAATGCCTCTTGCTTGACAGCGCCGCCGCCGACACCTATCTGAGCATCGAGGGGAGCGCGAACCTTACCGGCAATCCGAGCTTCGAGCAGTACGTCATAACCAACGACGCCGGACTATGGCGTTTCCATCGCTCTTGGTTTGACGAGGTATTGACGAGCAAACAGGACCAGGCCGAAACGACCGACGCCACCAGGAGCCCGCGCAGCGGATTCTCCCAGCGCCGCGCGGGGCTGGGGGTGTTGACCGTCAGCAGGGACAAGGCGACCCGTCAGCAGATCCTCGCATGGAAGGCGAACCCGGAAGAAGACGAGGGGCAGACGGCCGCCTTTGCCGATGTACTGGCCGCGCTGATTCACAAGGCCCTGCCCGTCCGGCCGTCCGGTTGTGTTCTCACGATTCCGCCGCAAGGCGCAAGCTGGCCGGGCATGTACTACGCCCGGCTGTTGGGCCGCCGGGTGGCCCACCGGCTGAATATGCCGCTTGCGGAGATCATCGCGCGGACCGACGAAAAGCACCACCACGGCCGCCGCGCGTCTCTCGACCAGGAACCGTATGCCGTCAGCACCACCGCCCCCGCCGCCGTTGTAATCGACGACCTGATTACCAGCGGCAACACGCTGCGAATGAGCCTTGACGCCCTCCGCGCCGCCGAAATCCCCTGTTGGGGTTTCGCCTTGAACGGGAGTTGACACGATGCCCAGGAAGACCAAGCCGCCGCCGGAAGCCATCCCGGGGGAAACCCTCGACAAGATCATCCTGCTTGTGGTCAGTCTCCAGAGCAAAGGCGCGGTTAAGGCCGCATGTATCGAGAAACTTGGAATCAGCCCCGACCAGGCCGACGCAGCGATAGAGACGGCCCGCGGGAAGATCAGGGACGCCATCGACGTGGATAGGCAGGAGCGGACCGGCGAGGCGATTGTCAGACTGAATGACCTCTACGAGCGCTCCCTTCGGGTTCAAGACTGCAAGACCGCCCTTGCGGCACAGAAGGAACTCAATCGCCTTTGCGGGTTGCACGCGAAGGGCAAGACCGCGCCGGCCGACGCCCCGACCAAGCCCGCGCCGTCCGCGCTGCGCGGGCTGAAAGTGATAGGCAGCCGATGAACGCCAAGCAGTTGACCGCCGAGCTTTCCGTCAGCCGCAGGACGCTGGCCAAGTGGCTAAAAGCCGGGTTGCCATACACGAAGACACCGCGCGGCCGACAATTCGACCCCGAGACCGTCATAAGCTGGCTTGTGAAGCAGGGACTTGTCGCCAAGCCCCCGCACGTCGTACCAACCGCGGCCGCCGCGGCAACGGAGCTTGGTATCAGCGAGCGAGCTTTCCACACTTGGCTTGCCGCCGGGTGCCCCGCCCGCGTGTCGACCGGCGGATACGACGTGGACCTTGCCCGGCAATGGAACGTGGACCGCCGGCAGCCGGACCCGTTGCTATCCGGCGCAGTCTCGCCGATGTTGGAACGCTACCGCGCCGCCCGCGCCGGACTTGCCGAGCTTGAGCTTGCCCGCGCGCTGGAAGACGTTTATTCCAGGGCGGAAATTGAACTCATTTTCAATACCGCGATGGACTGCCACCGGCGCGCGTGCCAGCAAATCCAATCGTCAAACGTGGGCGGCGCAGAGGCAGTGGCGCTTATCCGCGAGAGCATGGAGAACTTCCGGGAAGACCTGCTCCGCCGGATCGGCGGCAATGCAAACGAGACACTTAGCCGGCCGGACGACCGCGCCGCGCAGCCGGCAGCCGCGCCAGCCGCCGGAGGTGAAACAACGCCCCCGACGCCTTGACCCAGCGCCGCCCCCAACCAGGAAAGGAAAGGCACAATGCCAGCCAAAAAGAGACAGCCGCCGCCGTCAGCGCCCCCGCGTGAGGAAGAGGAATGGAAAGCCCGATTCGCCCGGTTGCCGCGGGCGTCAAAGCTGCGCGTGATCGCGCTTTTCGATATGATGGTCCGCAAGATTTTCCCGGACCGCCGCGGCAAGGGTGGCCGGAAGGCCGGGCGGACCAGGAGCCGGAGGCCGGCACGATGAAGGCCGCCGGCAACAAGTATCGGCCGGGTGGGGTGGGTTCGCTCCATCCTTTACGCCCACCGCCCGCGCCGACCCGGGCGCGGCGACCGGCGCGAGTAGCCCGCGCCGGCCGCCCCCGGGCGACTGCCCCGCAAGGATGGAGTGACCGACCATGATTCTTGGCGACCTGACAGCCGCAGACGGCCCGCCTTGCCCGCGCTGCGGGTGCCGAGACGTGCAGATCATCGCCGAGCCCGGCGAGGGCTGGGGAGCTTGTGGCCGCGCGGTTTGCAACCATTGCGGGTATCAGTTTGGTTTTGCCGCGCCGCAGACCACCACCACGAGCGAGACGGCCAGCACTACCCCGCCGGAGCCGCCCGCCGGCCGGCGCCGACGCTGGGGGCAACGGAGGGCGCGCACGTGATTACCTGGACAGGACTTTGCCAGATGGAGCCGGCCCTCCGGCAGTACGAGGCCGACGCCAAGAGCTGCGCGGTACACGCGCGGTGGGATTGGTACGAGAAATGGCTCCCCTGCTTTATCACCTTCCGGGCCGACCTTGGGGCCGTGGCCGAGCGGCACGGGCTGGACGGCCGCGAGGTGGTCAGTACCGCCGTGGCCTATCTGCGGGGCGTCTACGCGACCGAGCGGGGACGGCAGGAGCGCCGGGCCGGACGGCAGAGCACGGCCGCGGAGCACGGCCAAGGGCAGGGACGCAGACCATGAGCACAGCAGCGGCAACACGCCAGATAGGCCCCGAGAGGCCAAGAGACGCCATGCTAGCCGCACGGGCAGGAAACGGTAAAATGAAAACCGCCGGTTCACGGCCGGCGGTTCCCGTTTCTTGTGCCGTTGGGCGGCACTGGCGTAGATGCCACCAGTATACGCCCCCCGGCAGACTTTGCAAAGGGAGGGCGTGCGATGGCAAAGTGCGCAGAGTGCGGATTCCTCGGTGTAAGCCACATTGAAACCCAAAGCCTGGTGTCCCCTGGAGAGGACCAACGCAGACACGCGCTGCCGCCTTCATGGCGTGGCTCAATCGGTGGCCCCGGCCCACGGCAGATACTTGACGCCACCCCCGTGTGCGCCTTAGGAGCGTGCGAATTGTCGAAGCAAGTCAGGGGAGCGGCCTCGGGCGAGTCGGTGTATGCCCCAATTGCGCAAATGCTTCACGCGGAGCGGGAATGCGCCCACTTCACAAAGTGGATTCCTGGTCTTAGCCCCAAGGAGCATATTGATATGACCATCATTGAGGAAAATCGGCACTTCCAGGAGGAGTTGCTCCGCAAGCAGGCGGAGAGGGAGGATAGGCGGGACACCAAGAATTTTCGCCTCAATTGCGCTCTAGTGATCGTGGCTGTTGTCTCCGTGATCGTGGCCGTTGTCTCTGCTGTTGCCGCGTGCTGGTCGGCAACGCACCCGACCGTCATTCCCATACCCCAACTGCCCGCCGCCGCAGCCGCACCGATCGACACGCCACGACCGCAAGAAGCGAAGCAGAGCCCGCCTGCCAAGCCACCAGCGGCCGGCAGCCCCACAGATACACCAGGGGGGACGTAGAGGCCCGAGGCCACCGGACGGCCGGGAACACGACCAGGAGGTACATCGTGCGGCAGGCCCAATGCTACAACAGCGACGGCCGCGCCAGGATGGACGCCAGGCGGGGACCCACCGGAAGGCCAGGGGCGGGGCAGTGCGGCGATCCTGGAAGGCCGGCACGGGCACGGGGATGGAGGGAAACGAAAGCAGAGACAGGCCCGGGCGGGGCCCCTCGACGTGGCCGGGCCCCTCGACGGACAGCCCGAGGCCCTCGACGCCCAGGACCCGCGGGGGCCAGGCCGGACCGTGGCCGACACCACGGGGAGAGGAAACGGGGCTTGACGATTCTGTGTAACTGTGATAATATGTCCGAGACACAGATTCACACCCCCCATTTTCAGAAAGGAAACGACCGTGGGAAAGAAGAACGCCGCAATTCGTGCGGCAGTCAGCGAGCGGGCCCTAATCGCAAGGATCAATCGGGCGCTTGCGAAGGAAAACGACGACCGGGTTCTCCGAAAGTGCCGCGAGGATTCCAGGTCTTTTCGTGACTTGGGGCATTACTACGTGGTGGACATCAGTAGAAACTCCATCATCGACCACCACATTGAAATTGAAGAGATGGGGCGGCAGTGGCGCGTCTTGAAATCGTGGGAGGAACTTGCGGCAGACTGACGTTGACCGCACAGCCCAGTTGCAACCGGGCAGAAACGAAAGGATGGAACATGATAGCGACGGCAAAGCAGGCGCCGCAGGCCAAGGCGGGAACGCTTATCCCCGCCGTGGGCTACATCAGAATGTCAAGCCCGGACCAGGACGCGAGCCCCGCGCAACAGCGGGACGAAATTATCAAGCTGGCCGGCAAGGGTGGGTACCGCATCATCCGATGGTACGAAGACCCGGGCATCAGCGGAGACAATACCCGCAAGCGGAAAGAGTTTCTGCGCATGATCCGGGACGCCGCAGAGAAGGCCGACTTTGCGGCAATCCTTTGCTGGGATCAGGACCGCTTCGGGCGATTCGACACCATCGAAGCCGGCGCGATCATTTTCCCGCTACGGCAGGGCGGGATATGGTTGCAGACTGTCACTCAGGGGCGGATCGACTGGAATACCTTCCAGGGTCGATTGATTTACTCAGTGACGCAGGAAGGCAAGCACGCCTACTTGATCGACCTGTCCCGCAACACGCTGCGCGGCAAGATTGCCAGCGCGAAGAAGGGCCGGAGCGCCAGCAACCCGCCCATCGGATACGACCGGCAATTCTACGACGAGCACGACGCGCCCACGTGCCGGGTCAAGTATGGCGAGAAGTTCCGCCGGCCGAAAGGTTGGTCGGTTCGATTCGTCTTGTCAGAGGCCGCCGGCGTGGCCGAAACCGTGCGCTGGATATGGCACACGTTTGACGAGACGGACCGCGGGCCAACCGCGATTGCCCGGGACTTGAACCGCCGCGGGGTTCTCACCCCCAACGGCACACGATGGAGCCTTTGCACGGTTGAGGGCATCCTGTCCAATCGAGTCTACGCCGGAGCCAACGTGTTTGGCCGGAAGCGCTACGGCAAGTACAACCATCTTGGCGAGAACGGAGAAGCCGTCGAAGGCAGGGCCGGCAAGATTCGCAAGGGCGACCCGATCATAGCCGACAGCATCCACGACGCCTACATTGACGTGGCCACCTTCCAACGGGCGGCGCGGAAGCTGGCCAAGATCGGCCAGAAGCAGCACCGCCCGCGGGAAAGCGCCTATCTCTTATCCGGGCTTCTCAGGTGCGGACATTGCGGCGGCACAATGGCCGGCAGGGGCTACACGGCCAAGGGAGCCTACCCGAAGCGCTACTACACTTGCGTTACCGCCGGGATTCGCCCGGGGGCCTGCGCGTGCTACCAGGTGCCCCAGGAGGCCATCGAAAATTACACCTTGGAGTTGATCGAGAAGCGGTTAACCAGCAAGGAGGCAACCGACCAGATACGGGCCGCGATCCATCAGGAGGCCAAGCGGGGCGACTCTTTCAAGGCCACCGCCAAGGCGACCCAGGCCCAAATAGCCGCCCTCGACAAGAAGATAGCCCGGGGGTCCGAAAACCTGTTGCTGGCCGACCCGGAGAACATGCCCGACCTGTCCCGGTTGCTGGCCGACTGGCGGAAGGAACGGGCAGCGCTCCAGGATTCGCTACAGCGGGCCGCAGCGGCACCAGGCGGCATGACGCCCGACCAGTTGGCAAACAGCGCCATAGCCGAGCTAAAGCGGCTACGGACGCACCTACGGGCCGGGGACCCGTCCAAGGTCCGGGCGGTTCTCAAATCGCTGGTTGCCGAGATACCCCTATGGTTCGAGCCCTACGGCAAGCAAAAGCGGCTTGCAAAGGGCTACATTCGCTTCCACAACGAATTGCAGGTTGCGACCTGTTATGGTCGTGCCCGTTGATCGCGAACTCGTTGGTCACGGCCAAGAGGCGGCACTGCGCGCGGATCTCGTCCAGTTGCAGCTCGTTCAGGACGACGCGGGCCGTGCCCAGCGCCAGCGGATCGCCGCCGGCCGGCGCCCAGCGCATGCCGTCCACGTCCCACAGCACGTCGTCGGGATCGACGAAGCTGTCCCACAGCTCGTCGAATGCCTCGGCCAGCCGCTGCTGCAGGCCGGCTGCCCGCGGCGTCGGGCGAGGCGCCGCCGCGTGCGGTGCGTGAGCTTCGTTTGCATGCATGGCGCGTGCTCCTGGCCGCAGAGCGAAAGACAAGGTTGTTTCCGTCGCTGTTCCGAACGCGACCACGTTAGCACAACGGCTGGCCCGATTTCAAGAGGTTTTCTTGCCGGAATTTTTCAAGCCGAAGGGCCAGCGGTTCTTCCGGCCGAGGGCAACAACGTGGGGCCCCTTTTTTCCCCTAGCGCCCGCCGATCGACCAGGGGCAGGGCTCCTCGCGGCGCTCGATCGGGAGCAGGTCGTCCACGGGAACGCACACCGCCTGCCGCACGATGTATTGCTCCCGCAGCACGGTGTTGTCGATGCTGGAAAGCTCGTCCCGGAGCCGCTCTCTGCGGAGGACGCCGCGGATCTCGACCGGCGAACGGAGGGTGAGCGAGTTGGCCGCGGCCAGGCCCTTCATGTTCTCGACTAACACGTCCTGGTAGTTGTATCGCAGGTACCAATGCGAGTTGAACTCGATGGCCTCGCCGCGGAGCTCGACGCACCGGCCGATCTGGTCCTCAAGATGGTCGCGCCGCACGCGGCAGTCTTTGATGTGGGGGAATTTCGCGCCGGGCTCCTTGCCGATCACACCGGTCACCGCGACCCGGGCGTTCAGCATCGACTCCGGCCAGGCGCCGCCACTGAGGACTTCGACCTGCCATCCGTTGTCCGCCAGCCATGCCTTGCCGCCGTGGTTGCTGGCTCTTCCATGGACCAGCGCCTTGCGGCCTAGGAAATCGGGGGGGGAAAACACGATTCGCGGCGAGTTCTTGCCCTTGACCACAACGAATTCGGATGTGAAATAGAAGCCCGCGCGCTGCTTGCATACGCCGCCATCCAAGGCGGCCTCGTCGGGGTCGCCGACGAATCCGCCGGTCTCGAAGCCGCGGAATTCATAGGTCCGGCCGTATTCCAGCCGCGGGAGGGACCGCTCCGCATCCGGCCCGTCTGGTCCCTCCAGGTTCGCCACGAAATACGGCTTGCCGAAGTCGGTGGCATAGGGTCGGATGGGCACTTCGATGCAGTCCTGGGTCGCGTGGCCGTTGATCCTCTGAACCAGCAGCACGGGCTCGCTCCAGTCCCCCTTGAACCGGTTCCCGCGCACTACGACGCCGTGCAGGGTGACCATGCGACCCAGCGGCTCGCCAGTTCGGCCGCGCACGCGATAAGTGATTCCCATGGCGTCCATCGGGATGGTTGTCACTTTCTGCGCGACCGCCGCGGCGGCCGCCGCGATAACGCAAGCCGCGAGCGCAGCCACTCTTACACTTTGCATAAAGCACGCTCCCCGAGCCGAGCTCCTCTCGGCGAATCCGTGGTCCTACTTCGCTTTCGGAAACTGCCTCTCGCACGCGACGAAATAGAACAGCTTGTCAAAATCGCTGTTGTTATGCGCCTTTTCCCACAGGACCCCGTCGCCGGTGGTTGCTAACAGCTCCATTTTCTCCTTGCCGCCCTGGTCTGCGTGGATCCACGGCCGGTCGGGGTTGTACCAGGGGTCGCCTGGCTCTGAATACGTGAAGAAATCGAAGTTCGTCGCGCCCGGCCTGGAACGATCGACGATTGTCAGCAGCACATCGTTGCTGGTTAGGTCGTAAGAACCGTCTGCCGCCCGCGTCGGCTCGGCGGTTGGGTACGTCTCGTTCTTGCTGGAATACAGCAAGGCGAACACCCGCCAACGGGGCAGCCCACCGGAAAGGGTTACACCAGCGTTGGGGAACGGAAAGTTGCCCTTGTTAAGCTTCTCCTGACACTTGCGCGCCTCCTCAAACGACGAGAAGCACCGTCGTACGTCTGGGACGGCGTTGGAAAGAGGCCGCCCGGTCGTGGGATCTCTTGGATACACTTGGACCTGTACGGCCAGCGTTGCGAGGCCGATACAACCGGAGAAGAACACGTCCTGCAGTTTCGTCTTCGGGTACGAGGTGCCACCGTTGCGCTGAAGGGGTCCCCAGATGTACCTCTCGAACCATTCGGTCGTCGTGGGCGCGGTGCCGCTGGTCGCGGAGGGCCCAGCGATGACGTCGTCGGGGGGCCTGGACGCGGAGCCCTTCGGTGGGCCGCCGGAGCCATCGGTGGTCCATCTGCCTCTCTCGTCCCTTGGCTCGTCCGGATTGAAGTTGTACTCGCGGACAAGCTCGCGGGCGGAGGGCTCCGGAGCACCATAAAGAACTGCGTCGAGCCAGTCCTCGTGGGAAACATCCGCACCACATCCCCCTCGCCGCTCCCTGGAGCCGTTCGGCTCGCATTCGCCGACAATACGGGCGGCGAACCAAGCGCTGCTGGCGCGATCGCCCCCGCCGATGATTGCGGCGAGGAAGTCATCGTGGCTTGCCTCACCTCTCGGGTTGCTCAT